AATGTTTCGGCGCACCATTGGCGATCAACGTCAAGAGGGTGGTCAGCGGGACACGGTAGACGCCGCCAAGGTAATCCACCGTCAGGTCACGCCACTGCCGGTGTCGCCAGTTCACCCAAAAGTACAGCACGATGTCCGGATAGGATTCGTGGTAGTACCGCACGTCCTTGAGGTTCAACGTCACGGCATACCGTGGGTCAAGGCCAGCACAGGCGTGGGACGTAAAAAACGGAGTCTCTTGTGTCTTCAGGTCTGCGATTTGCCCGTCCACCAGCAGGTCTGGCAGCGTCGGCGTCATCGCTTTGCCGGGATTAATCTGAATGTCGAGGCCCAGCCAGTCCTGCCCGAACTCCACAAAGGCCGACTCCAAAGTCTCCCCATGTGTCCACCACCATTCTCGGTCTTCCGTATCGTGTGGTTGACTATCCATCGTGTCCTCCAGACACACGCCCTCTATTCCGTGGTAGTGAGTACCACAGCAGCAAAGGGAGCCACTCTCCCTACCCCGTACCGGCCTGCCGCGGTGATCAGGCCATCTCAACGCTAGCGACTCTCCCTGGATTACTCCAGTGCCACATATCGCAGGGGTCAGGGCGCGACCTTGTCTGCTTGCCGACTAGCGTCCCCGGGCGGCTGGTCAGAATCCGGTGATCCTGTTTGGTCTGCCAACCAGCTTGGCAGCGACTCGACCTTTACGGTGCAAGGCCAGTGCGCGTGGGTCAGGATATTGTCGAGAGCGTGGGTGAACTACGCGTCCGTGGTAGGATGCCCTTCCACGGGGTTGCAGTGATTACCTGCGATCTCACGCCTCCAGTCCTTAACCGGCTGGGGGCGATTTTTTGTACGCCGCGAAGCATAGCACAGTTACGGCCCCGCAGACGGCTCGCTGTCTTCGCACTCCTCGCAACTACAGTCGTCAAGGCACGGCTCGGAGCCAGGGACGCCGCAAACCATGCAGCCGCCGTCAGCGGCGAACGTCTCCGGATCATCGTCCGGTTCGCCGCCGTGGTTCACGGTATCTATCACCCAATCGCTAGTTTTAGACATCGGATACCCCAGTTCCTTCTGGCCTCAGTGCCGCCTTTCGCTTCTCGTAATATCTCTCCTTCGCCGTCCACCTTCGGACGATGTTCCTGTATCGCTTCAGCCGTCTCTCAGCCCTCTCCCGCATCCGAATCACATGGGCGATCTTGGCGTTTACGACAGCGGCTGGAGTGGGGGCTACCTGAGCGGCCTTCTGATCCAGCGGCATCTCTTCGGCCCAAGCCACATACGCTTTCCATGATTCTGAAGCCCACGTGTAATACTTCGGCATCCCACGATGTTCCATCCCCCGGCAATGGGCGAATTCGTGACACGCCACCGATGCGAACGAGCATTTCAAGAACGCCATATAGTCACCATCGAACATGACCTTTAAGCGTGACCCGAATCGCAAGCCAGCGGCGACAGCCTTGGGGGTAGCGATCCGAACGGTTGCACGGCTCCCTCCGATCCACGCACAACCGCTTGAGCCACCTTTCCGCGTGTACTCGACGGTGACGATTAGTTTCTTCCGACGCGCCACATCATCGAACTCCTGCTTCGCACAGCGTTGCAGGATGGCCTTGAGGTGATCGGTACGCCATACCGTATGGTTGATAACCCTCACTAGATCCTCCCCCGCCGGACGAGTGTCTTGCGGCCCTTCCGTTTCTCGGCCCGCTCCAGACCTAACTCCCGCTCCACAGCCATGCGGTAGGCCGACACCACCGGCAGCCTCCACTCCCTCTTATGGCGCTTCACGCGGAACCCAAAGACGCCGCCGGGATACAGCGTGACGATCACATCCCTCCCGCGCTCGACGCCGCCCACAGATCGCCTGATCGGTTTTGTGACGTTTGTCATGGTTTAAACAGACCTCCTCCGCACTTTACGGGTAGACGGCTGGCGTGCCGTCGTCCTAATATGAATGTACCACTAGCGTGGTATCAGCGTAAGCGAATAAACGGCGAATCTGAAAATAAATATCTACGGGCATCTCCCCTAAGTGTGGGGAGTGTTCCACGTGGAACAGTCCCTGGTCGGGCGTCTGCCCTACCTTTCTAGAAATTCGCCGCAGTCAGCACACACTCCGCGCCCGGTATCCCTGTGCGATCCCCGGCAGTCCTCCGGCTCGTCTGGCGGGTCTGTTGGGATGGTTGGGTCAAGGCCACGCCCGATGGCTATAGCAGCCGCTATCGCCGCCGCATAGGCGTCGGTAACGCTCATAACCATCCCGCCACGTAATACGTTTGTTTCATCGGATCGCTTTCTCGCCCCATGGGCGGTGATTGCACTCGTCGCAGTATTCGCCTAGGCCGACTTCGACGTAGAATCCTGCGCATCCCAGGCATTCATTCAAGGTTACTTCGCCACCATGTTCGCGGTCATGGTCGCAGTCTTCGCACGTACGCGACCATTCTTGTGTGTGTTGTTTTTGACAGTGTTCGCACGTCCATGTCTGTCTCACCGATCTCTCCGTTCTCGCCATATGGCGGTGTTCGTGGGCAGTTTCAGCGCGACTCAGAACCAACCAGCCGCGCCCAGGAATACGTACGCTGCGATCAATCCGATCCCGCAACATAGCGTGACACGCACCGGCATATCGTCCTCATGACGAAAAAGCACAGCTACTGAGCCGACTGATAGTGCTGTCACTAGCACGATCTGGATCGTGTTGTTCATCACCCAGCCTCGTCAGGCGTTCGCTGTGCTAGTCCGGCGCGCTTTAATCTGTCCAGCGAGAATGATTTGCATCATTTCGGTGATCACGATCTGTAATGCCAAACTAGTGGTGCTCCAGTTTTGAATCGCACGGTAGATAGTGAGTGCTTCATCCACACTGATCACGCCTTCGATCTGTGCTCGTGACTTTGCGTTTTGCCATGCGAATACTTCATCTATGCCTAGCTTGAGCGTATTTCGCAAGTTCTTGCGCTGTGCCACGGCGCACGTTTGGAGCTTACTCTCAACTGTTGGAACTAATTCTGTGAGTCTATTTGACATATCGTTCTCTCCTCGTGAGGGTGACGGGTGACCGCGTGAATAAAAGCATACTACAGTGGACGTATAGCGGTCAAGGCTACGCGGCCAGTGCTAGCGGGATAATTGATCGCGCCCACTTCGCCCGTACCGCATCGGCTAATCGCGCTTTACTCCCTTTCCAGCGTAACCCGATAAAGACGCCAACGGGGTAGGTGTAGATCAGATCCGACAGATCACCATCAATTAATGGGAGCGTGATACCGGCCAGCGTGTACGTGTCTGGTAGCGGTTCACCTTTCCGTACGTCTAGCACCACAGCGCAATTGATACCGTGCGCGATAGCACCTTGGATATCGTCGTTCGTGCTTCGCTCGCTCACGCTGTAGGCCAGCGTATAATTTGGCGTCGTTCTCGTTCGGATCCAGGGTTTGGGGAGCTTTGTATAATCGTATACGTGCGCGGTCGGAAACTCACGGGCAATACGTTGCGCGAGTTTCGGAAGATCGGATAGCGCATTCGGGCGAATCGCGAATTCCATATTCTCTCGCACAGCTTTACGCTCGACTCCCTGAAGTTCTCGGATCACTTGCGAATAGAATGTATCCGGATCATCGTGGAATAAGGCGGTACGTGTTGCCCGTGCAATAGCGTGTGTCGGGTACCGATTCATCCCGGCAAACTTGAGACACCCATGGGCACACGCGCCCGCATACGCGCATACGCTCGGAAGGTCTGGACGGTTTAGGACGGTTGCGGCCTCGGTCGCCGGTGCTAACTGTATGCCAGCCGTGATCACGCCGAACTTCTCGCCTTTGGAGAGTTTGTATTGCTTCGTGGTGATTAGTTTCATTGCTCTATCTCCCTGATAGGTGGCACGCTCGCGTGCGTTCGTTCGTGGTATCGCCTAGGCTGTTGAGACTAGGTCATACCGCGAGCGGAGCGGGTAGCCTTGAGAGACTACCCGCCCGTCTGATTACGCTGTGCCCGTGATATACCGCGCGGCCTTACTCGCACCACTAGCCGCGCTAATAATGAGCTTGCTATCACCCTTTAGCGCCTTGAGCCATGAGGCACAATAGGCGGCTGACTGTGGAATGGTGTTCTCAATGCCCGCATCAGCGCACAGAAACGCCGCGCCTAACTCCGCAATTAACTCCTCGCGGGAGTATGTCTCGCTACCGTGGTTCGCCTTTCCGCCCGTCACAGCTTGGCGGTCAAGGCGTGAGACGTGCCCCGTGCTATGGATGCACTCATGGAACAGGGTGGAATAGTACCCGTCCGCGCTTGTGAACGTGTCGCGTGGCGGAATCCCGATCAAATCGAGCGACGGGCGGTACCACGCCGCGCTAACATGATCGTCGATAGCGGGTTTGTCTGCGTAGCCCTCCAGAATGGCCTCCGCTGCGTCTAGTGGCTCGATTGTGCGGGTAGGCACTGCTGGGATATGTCCTTCAATCCCGTCGCATTGTGTGACGTTGAACAGATTGTAGTACCGCAGCATAGCGAACGTATCCGGATCGCCATTCTCCAGGGTACGCGTCTTGGATTGCAGCTTTGCGTAGAATACGACGAGACTAGACTTCTCGCCCTTCCGAACGGTTCCGCCTAACTCAGCAGCTTGCTTATACGTCAACCAGTAAGGCGAGCTATACCCACTGAGACTCAGCAGTAACGGATTGATACCTGTATAGGCTCGTTTACTGATTAGGTTCGCGGGCGCTTGATCGCCACCCACCCAGGGCTTTTGCCAGGGCACCACGCCGCGCTCTAACTCCGCGCATATCTTTTCTGTGACGATATCGTAAACACTCATACTCTACCCTCCCGGTAGGTGTGCGGGGAACCCCTAAGGCTCCCCGCCTGTTGACGATGCTAGCTAATGTCCTCGCTGAATCGTATCATCTTGCTATGTAGCCACGCTGTGCCATGCGTGTTCCGTAGCGCGTGAAGCGTTCCGGAGTAGTCAACGGGCCACGTTGGATAACCTCCGCCTCGCATCCACGCCTCAATCAGCGCGTCTACCCATGAGAACATATCGCCGTACCTCCCAACCACGCCTTCATGTTGGGCGGTATGTTGACTGATAAAGGCCTTGATGGCCTCTTGTTGAAAATCCGTAAGCGGGGGAAACGGGGTTCTCTTCATGCTCTACCCTCCAGGTAGGTATGGCCTCGCGGGGCCGGTTCATGCGACAAGTGTCTCATCGATCCGAATAATCTGTACCCCCCAATATATGGGGGTGCTACCCCTACACCTACCCTATCTTGTGGTTCTGTCACTATCTGCCAGCTGTACCACAATATCTAGCGGTATCACAGTATCAGTGTCACTATATCTTGCGTACCTCCCCACATTGAACGAACGACACCGTCCCCATAGGCAGGTATAGCCCTATTCCCTCGCCCGTCCTATCGAATCCTCAGGACACCTTCACTCTCTGTTCCCCTTAGGGCATATGCCCTACACCCGTCAATACTTTGACACCTGTCAATCTCTTGACACCGTCAATATATTGACGCATTAGGGTGTACACCCTAAAGCGTACTCCTTTAGTGACACCGTCAAGTTCTTGACACCACCGTCAATATTTTGACACTACCGTCAATATCTTGACACCAGGAGCTAGGGCATCTGCCCTAAGTTAGGAATCCTAGGGTAGGTGCCCTAAGGGTGGGGGTACCTTGTTTTGGTCGAATAACCAAAAGTTCAAACGCGAAAGAAAACCGAATCGCTTTTCGATCTGATGATTCCACTGCATCTCTCCTCATACCCCGCGAAAGTGGGAGCCGATCTGGATACAGCGGGTGTGGTACGCGAGCGATTGGTGAAAAAGAATCCCGGATTAGCTTGACAAACACAACGGATCCGGTATATTCCTTGACAGCGACATCGCGGCAGAAAGAGTAAAGAAGCCGAGGACTAAAAAAAAGAAGAATGTCCTCGCTGAAGCCAAAACGGGGGTAGGTGGAAAACTGTAGTAGACTGGGGCCATGGACAGTAACAGTCCGGTGATTCCGGAGACGGTCGAGGCGCTGGTGGCGGCGACGGATTCGCCGCGCAAGAAGCGTGGCGGGCAGCCGGGGAACAAGGGCGGGCGCAAGATCGGGGACACGGTGGCGAGTGGGCGGATTGCCCCGCCTGCGGCGGTTCGGGAGAAAGCGGCACTGCTCTCGGCCTGGAAAGAGGCGGTGTCGAAACGGTTTGACCGGTTGGTCGAAGCGCAGTTGACGGCGGCGGAAGGCATCACGCATATGCAGGCGCGGGATGACAAGGGCCGCTGGCAGCAGGTGACGGATCCGGCGGTGATGGCGGAGAAACTCTCGCAGGGCGAAGACGCCTATCGCCTTTCGGCCATTGCCCCGAGTGCGCCGATTCTCAAGGATATTCTCGACCGGATGTTTGGGCAGGCGAAGCAAAGTCTTGACCTCGATGTCACGACCAGCCCCACCTCCTCCCTCTCGGACAGCGAACTCGCGGAACAGTTGACGGCGATCCTCAAGAAACTCAACGGGTAGCTGTCCCAAGGAAATCGAATGCCCCCACAGGGAAGAGACAGGAGAAACCCTCGCACGGGGACGATGGGTGACATCCTCCCATCTGTCACGACAGATGAGTCTTTTGTAGTGGGCGATCTTGGGCCAAATTACGGGGAAAGGGGCCAGGATCATTCTCGGTACAGTAGCGCCACAGGGGAGATGGACTCACCTTATAACAAAGGTCTGGGGTTCTTTGGAGACATGGCTGTCAAAGGATCCAATGGAGAGTCTGGCGGAATGACTGAATTCTCTCGAACAGACTATCTTCCTGATGGCGGCGATGAACTCGTCGATTATCCGCTTGTCGTGCCTACCCTCTCTGAATCTCAGTTGAGATACTTAGTAGAGGAGGGATGGAAAAAGGACGAGCAAGGCAAGCCCGCAAAGATTCCTGAAGAGATCGAAATTGTCGCAAGGAATCACGCTCAACAGAGAATCAATGCCGGGAAATCCCCATTTGCAACTCCCGATGAAGCGAACTGGAACCGATTCCCAAACATAGCACGTCGTCCACGTCCTCTAGCAATCCCCGATACTCGGACATTTACACAAACATTTCCTGAATGATGACCACTTCCTAAATGCCCCTCACTGTGGATGAGCGGCTCCACTACGACCGACTGATTGCCGAGGCGGTCAGACGGGCGACTTCGCGGTTTTCCACCTTTTTTGCGGATGACGGGCCACTCGCCCGGTCACGTTATCTCAAGCATTTGGACTTTTTCGCGTCGGGGAGTAAGTTCAAGGAGCGGCTGTTCATGGCCGCGAACCGGGTGGGGAAAAGCGAGGCGGGAGCCTACGAACTCACTTGTCATCTCACCGGCCTCTATCCTCACTGGTGGGAAGGGCGTCGCTTCGAGAAGCCGGTGGAATGTTGGGCAGTGGGCACGAATAGTCAGACCACCCGAGATATTGTGCAGGCCAAATTGCTGGGCAGTGTGCAAATGCCGGGAACGGGCATGGTGCCGGGACACCTCATCGTTTCCACGATTAGCTCTCGTGGACTCCCTGGTGCGCTCGAAGGCGGGGTGATTCGCCATGTGTCCGGGGGGAACAGCCTCTTGGGCCTCAAAACCTACGAACAGGGGCGACAGTCATTCGAGGGCACGAGTAAAGATGTGATCTGGTGCGACGAGGAACCTCCGGCGGATTGCTACACCGAAATGCTCTATCGGACAGTGACCACCAAAGGCATCGTAATGGTCACGTTCACGCCGTTGCAGGGCATGAGCGAGGTGGTCAAAGGCTTTTTAGAACCTGAAACGGATATTGCGGCGGATTTCAAAACGTTTATCCAGGCAGGCTGGAAAGATGTGCCGCACCTTGACCCCGAAGAGCAGCGGGCGTTGATGGCGACAACGCCACCCTACCAGATCGCGGCACGAACAGAAGGCGAGCCGTCACTCGGCTCTGGAGCCATTTATCCCATCGCAGAACGAGAGATTCTCGTCCCCAATACGGAAATACCCGCCAGTTGGCCGAAGGTCTATGCTTTGGATGTCGGGTGGAACCGCACGGCGGTGGTGTGGGGCGCGAAAGATCCCGGATCGGGCCGGATCGTCCTGTACGATGAACATTACATGGGACATGGGGAACCGGCGAGTCACGCGGAAGGCATTCGGGCGCGTGGCGCATGGATGCATGGCGTGATTGACCCGGCGAGTTCGGGCAGTAATCAGGTGGATGGACGCAAATTGATTGATATTTACGGTCGGCTGGGGTTACACCTCCAACCTGCCGTCAATGCGGTCGAAGCCGGACTGACCGAAACATGGAATTTGCTCGTGTCGGGGCGACTTGTGGTACAAGAGCATTTGTCCAATTGGCGCAGTGAATTTCGGAAGTATCATCGTGACGAGCAAGGCAAGATTGTGAAAGTCTCGGATCACTTGATGGATGCGACACGGTATCTCATCATTTCAGGACGTGAACATATGAAAACGCCGCCTCGTCCGCTTTCGTCATTTACTCCAGTGAAGGACTCGTCATCTGGATGGATGGCAAATTAAGTTATGGCAAAATCTCGAACAGACGATATTCAAAAAGCCCTTGATCGATTCAAACTTGGCGTCGATGCCGAGATGGATCAGCGAAAGCGCGAAGTAGACGCGTTACGCTTTCAGGTACCGGAACTCTCCTGGCCCAATGATGTGCGAGAGCAGCGCAAACCCCAATTAGTCGGCGGGGTAGCAATTCCCCAACGGCCCATGCTCTCGATTCCCACACTCGATCACCCAATCCAGCTGACGATTAATGCAGAAAAAGCGGCCCATTTAGGTATTGGGATTCATCCCCTGTCCGATAACGCTGATGACGATACCGCTGAGGTCTTGCAGGGGTTGTATCGGCGGATTGAGGTCGAAAGTCGCGCTGGGTTGGCGAGAAGTTGGGCGTTTGAGCGAGCCGTGAAGGCGGGACGAGGTTTTTATCGCGTCATTACGGAGCGGGATCCCGAGAGTGACAATGCCTTCGATCAACGCATTGTCATTAAACGCATCTTGCAACAGGCCAGTGTGGTCTTGGATCCCTTCGCGCAGGAACCTGATTTCTCCGATGGGACATGGGCCTTTATTACCAACGATATGCCATGGGATACCTATAAACGGCGGTATCCCAAGAGTGATATGGCCGCATTCAGCGAAGATGAACTCTCGGCCTTGGGGGTTGAGACGCAAAGTTGGGTATCCGGCGATGAAGGCGCAGGACGTGCTGTGCGCGTGGCTGAATATTATCGATTGGAAACACGCACACGCCGACGTGTTCTCCTCGACGATGGATCTGACAGTTATGACGACGAAATCCCAGATGAGCGAAGCATCCGAGATGGGGATGACGCACGAACGATTAACGAAGAAGTTCCGATCCTGTATTGGTCGGTGATCAACGCTATCGAGGAGCTTGAACCAGCGCAGACGCAAGATGGACGGTATATTCCGATTATTCCCGTCGTTGGGCGAGAACTCATTCCGTTTGAGAGCGAACGACGATGGGTGGGGATGATTGAGCCGAATAAAGACGCCGTTCGATTGTTGAATTATAGCGCCAGTAGCGCCGTCGAAATGGCGAGTTTAGAGACGAAGGCCCCTTATACGATGGTCGAAGGGCAAGAAGAGGGGCACGAGCAGGAATGGCAACTCGCCAATGTGCGGAATTTCCCCTATTTGCGCTATCGCAATGTCTCGCTGAACGGGACGCCTGCACCTCCTCCGCAACGCACGCAGGTCGATACATCACGCCTTGGCCCGTCAATGCTGCTCTTGCAGCAAGCGCGAGAGTTCATTCATGAAGGCACCGGGGTTTATGAAAGTGCCTTAGGCCAGCAAGCGACAAATGCAAAAAGTGGACGCGCAGTCTTGGCGCTGCAACAGCAGCATCAGGCGGGATCGAGCCATTTTCTCGATAATCTGGCCGAAATCAGCCTGACGTATGAAGCCAAAGTCATTCTTGATCTGATTCCCTATATTTATGATCGACCGGGCCGTGTCGCTCGGATTCTTGATCTGGAAGACAATTCACGGACGGTGATGCTCAATGCGCCGTTTACGATGAATCCAGAGACAAAACGACCGCAAATGTCGATGAATGGCGGTGGAGGTCTGCCGCCAAATGGGATGGGGCCGATGCCGCCACCGCCGATGCCGCCGGGGATGGAGCAAGGGATGCCACCGGGCATGCCTCCGGGAATGCCTCCCGGTATGCCTCCAGGTATGCCTCCCGGTATGCCTCCCGGTATGCCACCGGGCGGGCCACCCGGAATGCCACCGGGAATGCCGCCGACTCAGCCACCTCCCGATACCTCGCTCTCGATTGAGCCACGGATTCAGCATTATGATCTGAAAAAGGGCCGGTATGGCATTACGGTCAGCATTGGGAAATCGTATAAGAGTCGGTCTGAAGAAGGGGCTGACGAACTTGGACAACTATTCCAAGCGCAACCCCAACTTTTCCAGATTTTGGGTGATATTTACCTGAAATTCAGGGATTTCCCCGGACATCTCGAAGCAGCGGCTCGTATCAAGAAACTCCTCCCTCCACCCTTGCATGATGAGGAGAATGCGCCAAACCCGCAGCAATTACAGCAGCAATTACAACAGGCGGGGCAAATGGTGGAGCAACTCACGAAGGCACTTGACGAGAAAACGCAAGAAATCGATGCGAAACTGCCTGAGTTACAGATGGAGTCACAGCGTGCTGAGGGAGATCGGCAAGCCAAGCTGAAAATTGAACAGATGCGGAATGAAACGCAACTGGCAGTGACGGCGATGAAGATTAAGGCGGATGAAGCCTCCTCGATCTTCAAGGCCGAAGTGAGTCGGGTAGGAACAGACGCCGATCAAGCCTTTACGGCGGCTTCACAAGAAGTCACGCTTATCCATGAAAAGGCACTTGAACGAGAGAAGTTATTGTCGCAGGAACTTCGTGCGGATAAATCGCGATCCGGCTCTCCGTCTCCCGATCCCTCGATTCTCGAAGAATCGATCATTGCCGTGCCACTTGATGCCGGGATTGAGGTCAGTCTCGGAGGATTACCACCGGAAGAATAATATATGCCTCATAAACTCTCGGTGTCCGTCCGATCCGCCCGCGCCAAGCCCGGTGGCAGTAATGTGGGCAAGTATCCCAATGTTAAGAGTTTTGCGGGGCCATCTGGGGGTGCGCCTAAGGGGAGTTACCCGATCAATACCCGTGTGCGGGCAAAATCGGCGTTACAACTAGCGCATAATGCACCGAATCCGGCGGGGATTCGTAAGGCCGTCGTTGCGAAATACCCAGGATTGAAGAAAAAATCATAATATTGTGGTATTAAGTAGGGGGCTATGAATACAAACGCTGGTCAGGTCACACAGGGCGATATTACGGTTGATAGTAACCATGAGACGGTTGATCAGATTCAATTAGCATTTGCTGAACCTGATGCCACGGAGGCCTCAGATGAGAAGGCCCCTGCGTCTGCGCCACAGGAAGAGATTCAAGATACGGCTGCCCCTGATTTAACCTCCGACGATACACCTGAACAGAAATCAAAATCAAAGTCGAATCGACGAAATAATCCTACGGAAGCGGTGAAATCCGCTGTATCAAAGCAGCGTGAAGCCGAACGTCGAGCGGAAGCCGCAGAAGCGCGTATTCAAGAGATGATTACGCCAGCCCCGGCCCCTCCTCCGGAAAAGCCAGCGGATTGGGAACGATTTAAGGGTTTGCCGGGTGTGCCCACTGTCGATCAGTTTACGTCTTATGAAGATTATTCGATGGCGATGGCGTCATTTATTGCTGATACCCGGTATCAAGAGCGTGAGAATGAAAAGTCATCGGCCTATCAGGCTCGTCGTCAACACGAGGCCGAATCCGTTCAACTCTCGAAGTGGAATGATCGATTAACGGCAGCGCGATCTGTGAATCCTGATTTTGATTCATCTTTGAATCTTGACACGCCAATGTCTTTACCGATGCAGCATTTAGCGATGGAAAGCCCGCACGGTATTGAAATTCTTCAATGGCTCTCTGCGAATCCACAAGAATCTCAGCGTATCTCCGCGCTGCACCCGGCTGAAACATACCGGGAAATGGGGAAAATAGAAGCACGACTCGAAGCTGCTCCTCCGCGTGCCTCAGCCCGAGTCGTTAGTAACGCGAAACCCCCGGTTAGGCCGCTCGGGACATCGCCCCATGTCGCTGATGAGTTCGCTATTACGGATGATCTCTCATTTGACGAACATTTTCGTCGAGCAAATGCTGAAGATCGTTCGCGTGGGCGACTCTAAACAAAGGATGTGACCCGTGGCAAATACTCTTGCTACCCCGTCCTGGACGACAAAGGAAGTTGCACGAGGGTTTATCAACAAACTCGTGTTCCTTGCGAATGTCAACAGGACATACGATAGTTCGTATGAAATTGCCGGTGCGAAAGTCGGCAATACCGTCAATGCGCGACTCCCGCAGCGGTTTACCGTGACGGATGGTCAGGCATTGCAACTTCAGAACCTCTACGATCAGACGGTTCCGATTTCATTGACCAACCAGAAGAATGTCGCGTTTGGCTATTCTTCACAGCAAGCCACGACAGAACTGGATAATATTCGGACACGCTATGTTGAACCCGGAGCTGATGCGCTCGCGAATGCGGCTGAGGTCTTGGCGTTTGATGCGGTGTATCGAGATATCTACTCGTCTGTCGGGACACCCGGAACGACACCCACGACAACGCTGACCTATTTGCAGGCTGGCGTAAAGCTCACCGACCTTTCGACGCCGTTGCGGGGCCGGGTGGCGGTACTTGATCCACTAGCGATGAGCACGCTGGCGAACACGACGAGTTCGCTCTTTAATCCAACCGCGGTCATCTCTGAGAACTATGAAGAGGGCATGTTTGGACGGAAGCAGTTGGGTGTCGATAAGTGGTTGCAGGATCCGGTACGTCCGACGCATACAACCGGTACCTACACGGCTTCGACGCCACTCGTGAATGGTGCAGACCAGACGGGAAGCACGATTTCTACGGATGGGTGGGCCTCTGGTGCGGCGACCTTGAACAAGGGAGATATTTTCACTATCGCAGGTGTGAATAGTGTCAATCCCTTGTCCTATTCGTCTACTGGTCGTCTACAGCAGTTCGTGGTGACGGCGACGACATCGGATTCGTCGGGGGCGATGGCGACATTGCCGATTAGCCCGTCGATTATTACGTCGGATCAGTTGCAGACAGTGGATGCGTCTCCGGCCAACAATGCCGTGATTACGGTATTGGGGACGACAGACGCGGCTGGTGGCACGTTGGCGACGACAACGAGTCCTCAGTCGTTCGTTTATTTGCCGGATGCATTTGCTTTCGTGATGGCCGACTTGATGAAGCCCGGTGCGGGTGCGGAATCGACGACCGTGCGAAGTAAATCACTCGGATTTTCTATTCGGATGGTCGAGCAGTACCAGATCGGGACAGATCAGAACCCAAGTCGGTTGGATATCCTGATTGGTGCGGCCACGATTCAAGCGCGGCTTGCCGCGAGAGTCTGGGGTTAATAATGGCACTAGCAACTACGACGTTGAGTTCCGCTGTCGCCGTGACAGATACGGACATCGTTGTCGCCTCAGCAACCTCTGTGGCGGCAGGGCGCATTGTGCTCGTCGATGGCGAGTTCATGCAGGTGCTCCAGAGTTACACCAGCGGCACGACCGTGGGTGTCACAAGGGGGCAGAACGGCACCGCGACGGCTGCACATGCAGCCTCAGCAAATGTCACGCATGGGGATGCGGCAGACTTCACTGTCGCCGCCCCTGGCACGCCCAATTTGAAACCGGGCGTTCTTGCGAATACGACGACTTCGTATTCGGCGGCAGGGGCCATCTCTTTTGGTGTGGCCCAGTTGACGGTGGCGATCATCAACGGGACAGGTGCCTTGGCGATGACGTTGGCAAACCCTGACTCCTCGCAGGATGGCATTATTCTCGCCATTGTTGGGAACGGGAAAGCCGCGCACACCGTCACGTACACGGCGGGCCTTGGCGATGCGGGTTCTGGCTACGACGTGGGGACGTTCGACGGGAGCGGACAGTGCTCGATGCTGCTTGTTGCGGCTAACAGTATCTGGGTGCCGTTGCCATCGCCGTTCAGCGGCACGTTGACGGCGATTGACGTGGCTATCGCGTAATACTTTCACCACGAGGGAGGCGGCATTGCATGGGCATCTCCAGCGATGCCGTCTCCTATTTTCCTTGAGGATCTATGGCGATTATTCACAATCCCGATAGCGAATATTCCAAAGCGATGGGACTATGGAATATCCCGAAGAATCAAAAGATTGACGGTAAAAATGGATTTGGGCCTATTGGATATCAAGATTTTCCCAAAATGATGTATCGCGCACAGCCGAATGCGAACGGGAAAATCATGTGTGGGCATCCATTAGCCGCTGTCGGAGATGCGACTGGCGAAGCCTTTTCTCGATCTTGTCAGACGATTGTTCAAGATCAAGAAGAGTCTGACCAAATGATCAAGCGTGGATGGTACGAGACACCAGATTTGGCGTTAAGTGGGTATGAACACGATCAGAAATCACTCGCAGATATTGCGGCGATGCGACATTTTAGTGATCAAAAAATGAGTGCATTGGCTCAGGAAGAAGCGAGAGTTGTTGATAATGCAACGTCTGAACACGTTCCTTCCATTCCAGCACCACGGAAAAAGCGTGGTCGTCCTCGGAAGAGAGTAGTGGTTCCTGACTAATGGCGCAAACAACAGGTACATACAATAAATCAGTCGTTATTACTAAGAGCGATACTGTCAATTTCGATGGCAGCACGTATGCCGCCAATGCCGCGACGAAGGCGCTCCCGGCAGATGCTATTTTCGTTGGGGGTGCAGGCGTAGTGGTGGCTGTTTTTGAAAATGGCACAACGGCTCCGTTCACGGTGCTCGCTGGAAGAATGTTGCCCTTGAAATGTATTCGTGTGAATAGTACGAATACGACCGCAACCTTAATGAATGCGATGTATCAGATCTAATGACTGTGCAGCAGCTTATCACCGCAAGTCTTCAGGATTTGCGTGTGATTCAGACCGGAGAAACGGCATCCTCCGATGACTCCGCGTTTGCGCTTGATAGGCTTAACGATTGGATTAACGGTCTTGCCACTGAAAATCTGACCGTTTACACGATTACCCGAACAACGTGGGCACTCTCAACGGCTGCCAGTTACACGATAGGAACTGGGGCCACGGTAAATGTGGCTCGTCCAACCGGCCCGCTATCGATTGAAAACATTGGATTTCAGGATACCTCTGTCTCTCCGACGATGGAATACAACCTTGGGCCTGTGTTGACGGAAGACGGGTATGCAGGGATTGCTCAAAAGGGACTCACGTCGGTCTTTCCGCAGGTTTGGTATTACAACCCTACGTATGATGCCTCTGGATTTGGGTTACTGACCCCCTACCCCATTCCGACAAGTCTTACACTCCAAGGCGTGATTTATACGCATACGCCTGTGTCGGAATTTACGGCATTATCTGAGACGATTGCATTGCCTCCCGGATATCGACGTTTCTTACGGTTGGGACTGGCGAAAGAGATCTCGTCAGCGTTTGATGCGGGATTGACGCCTGAACTTCAGATGTCGGCCAATGAGGCAAAGTCCGATGTGAAGCGAGCCAATATGCGTCTGAGCGATCTCTCGTCAGGTGTTCCTGGCGTGATCTTCGGTGGCGTTGGCCCCCATTACAATATCTATTCGGATACGTAAATGCTCTATCCCGGCTTTATCTCGGGAAGCTATAAGTCTCAGAGTCCTCTTGCCGATCTTGAGAGGACAGTAAATTGGTATCCTGAACCCATCGAACCGAATTCTGTCCCGTGGGTGGCCGCGCTCTATCCCTGCCCAGGATTCGAGGAATACGTCACACTGTCCAATGTGAATACTCGCGCCTTGTTCTCCATGGGAGGGCGTGTGTATGGCGTCATTGGCGATGCCGTCTACAAATTCACGGCGAGTAACTCGGCGTCTATTGTGACGAGTGGGACAGTCACGAATGACCCGAATCCTGCACAAATTGCCAGCAATGGCGATGCGGGAGGCGAGTTACTCATTGCGTCTGGCGACAATGGTTATCTGCTCAATATTGCGAGCAATGCCCTCAGCACAATCTCTGCATTGGCAGGGAAATGTACGATGGCAGGAATGATCGATGGCTATTTCTTGTCTTTTGATGCGAGTGATTCAAAGTTCTATATCAGTGATTTGAACGATGGAACGACATGGGATGCCACACAGTATGCCCAGCGGAGCATTGCTCCAGATCCGTGGAAGGCGATGGTGGTTGATGGGAGTCGCCAGATTTGGCTCATCGGAGAACAGACAGGAGAAGTCTGGTACGACGCGGGAACGAGTCCTTTCCCGTTTGCGCCCGTGCCAGGTGCGGTCTTTGGCTATGGCACGCCTGCACCGTTTTCCGTTAAGTTAGCTGGAACCTCGATGTGTTGGCTCTCACAAACCGCAGATGGCGCGGGGATTGTCGTCGCCACGAGCGGGGTTGTCCCTGCCCGCATTAGCACCTATGCAGTGGAAACCGCCATTGCGACTTATGCGCGTGATTCGATTATTACCGACGCAGAGGCATTGGTGTATTCGGAGGCGGGACATACGTTTTATTGCCTGACGTTCCCGTCAGCGAATGCGACGTGGGTCTTTGATCTCACGACAGGCATCTGGCATGAGCGCGGTGTCTGGGACGATTCCTTGGGCATCTATGATGTCTGGGCACCACGAAGTCATTGCTATGGATTCGGAAAGCATTTGGTTGGTGATCGTGACTCTGGGTTAATTTGCTCGATGGATACGTCCTTTACGACGGAATGTAATGGCGATGTCATCCGTCGATTGCGTATTCCTCCGCCTATTTTTCGGGCACCCGGCGTGCGTCGAATGTTTGTCAGTCGTATGGAATTGATCATGGAAACGGGGCTGGGCACAGCCACTGGGCAGGGTGTCAATCCCCACGTCATGTTGCGATCAAGTACGAATGCGAAAACGTGGTCAAATGAGCGGCTTGCGACGGCTGGAGCGATGGGTGCATATGACGCACAAGTCGTCTGGACACGCTTACCCAGTAGCCTGAAATTATGGGTACCTGAGATTACGGTAACCGATCCCATCCCGTGGCGAATCATGGGGGCCGAGATTGATGGGCGTGGCTTCTTCGGGCAGGGGGTGTAATGGCGACACAACTGGCCGCTGTCCCTGAATATGTCGTTGAAACGCCCGTGACACAAAACAGCATCACGGGCCGTGTCACGCAGGCAATGCGGTATTGGCTCTTGTCATTGTCTGATCGGGTCAATACGACGCCGAATCGAATTGCGTCGGCCACAGGGTCAACCCAAGCCGCGTCGATTTCTACGACAGCCTTGGCGATCTCGTCGGTATTACCAGGGTTATATCGGCTGTCGATGGCTGCGCGGATTACGCGAGCGGCGTCAACCAGTAGCTCGTTAATCCTGACATTCGGATGGACACAGGCGGTGGCGTGCACGGCAGCGAGTGTGGCCATGACGGGCAATACAACAGCGACGACTGGAACCTTTTCAGTCTTGGTACGCGTGGATCAGGATTCGAGTATTACGTATGCGACGACCTATGCATCGAGCGGGGGTACATCGATGCAGTATCGGTTTGATGTGACGTGTGAACAAATATTGTGATAACACGTATTCTCCCTACTGATGAGTGGTCACGGTTGGAGGGAACCTTACTCGAGGGTGCTCCAGATCTGTTGAACCCAGAGATTGATATAGTCTTGGTAGTCGAGAAAGAGGGAGAGATTGTTGGATGTACCTCGTTTTTACCACGATGGCATCTGGAAGGGGCATGGATTGCCCCCCATCATCAAAAAAGGGCGAGTGTATGTCGTCCTTTATTACGTGGTATCTATCAAGTGGCGAAGGCACTGAAAGCGAAGGAATTGGTTATGATGACGTTTGATCCAAAAATGGCTAGAGTATGCTCTCGACTTGGTCGATCATGCATACACTTAGACGGGGATCATTACTCGATAGGGTTATAGAAATGGAAATATTCAATGGCCGAAACGGAAGGATCTGATATGCCTGCATGGATTCCACTTGCTACCGCAGGTATTAGTGCACTTGGTGGCCTGATGTCGAGTAAAAAGGAAGCCAGTAGCGCCTCAAATGCGGCCACTATACAAGCGCGGTCTGCGGCCAATACCGCGAGGATTC